TTGCTAATATCATACCACTCTTATCAGCAATACCACCAGCATCAGCTGAACTAATTGCTGTTGGTTTAATTTCTAATGGTTTTTTAGAATCGGCCGGTACATCGTTTTTTAACCAATCTTTAGCTTCTTCTAAATCATCAACAACCTCACCACCAGTTACTTTAGCCAATCTATTGTTTTTCTTTGCAGTTTGACCTGGTTTAGAAAATGCTGCTGGGGTATCATATCCAGCTACATTACCAGTAACAGACATTTCCTCCAATTCTTTTTCAGATTGGATTTCTTTAACTATACCTTTGATTATCTCTTTTAATCTATTTTCCATTCACCTTTGATTTTAATTCTTTGATTAACTCATAAGAAAGCATTATAGATGAAACATTACTATCGGTTACATTTTTACCAATTTTCATTTTTTCTAAAACAGAAATAGTTTCAGATAATTTGATAGTAGTAACTTTATCTGATATTTTTGCTTTAATAGATTTTAATTCTTTCACAATTTGTGGAAGTTCTACTGAAAGGTAATCTTTAAATTTAGATGTGTTAGACATATTATTAATATACTCTTTTAATAGTCCTTTTTGCTTTTCATCTAAATTTGTGTATTTTTTATTAAAAGTCTCAACAAGAATCTTATAAGTTAATAATCTTAGGTCTTTATCTTGCTTTTTGTATGATTCAATTAATTTAGTATCCTCTGTTTTGTTAGTTTTAGCCACTGCGGGTCTTGAGATGATGTTCTCAATAAGGGTTACTTTAGAATTGAATATATCTTTAATATCGTAGTTTTCGGACTTCTTAGATTCAAACACTTTATATATTGAAGCTAATACTTTATAATTAGTTATAGGAGAAGAAAGGAATTGTTCTAATTCAAACTTTTCATTAATTTGCTTAATAAGATTATATTTCTCTTTTGCAAGTTTGTTCTCATTTAATTTACTATGAGCTTGAGATACAGTTTCTACAAACATCTCTGCTTTACTTTCTGAATTATACTTCTCTTTTAATAGTAAATCATAAAGACGTAATTCTTTATTTAATTCCGTACCTGCGGCAAAGAACTCTTTTACTATATGTTTAGCGTTTTCAGTTTTATCTCCGTTAAGTACTTCTAATGTTATTTGTCTTACTAAAAGCTCAAATAACACTCCAGTATTCTTAACCTTGGAATGTTTTATTTTTTTCATTTATTACCCTATAATTTAACCTATGTCTATAAACTAACACATATAAATATAAACTTTTTAATGTTTATTAAAATTTGGTGTCATCTAATAAATTATTTTCATCAAGAAGGTCCATTTTGTGTGTTTTTTCACTTAAAATTTTCTTTTTTGATGAAAATGCATTAATATATTCCTGTGCTATTCGTTTATTTGATTCATTCGTTCTCATTTCTCTCTTTCTCTCCGCTTCATTTTCTTTGTTACCCAATGGGTCTCTACCTAATGGATGTTTATCTTTACCATAGGTATTTCCCTCTTTTGGTCTGCCACCTTTGTCACCAGCAATTTCTTGCTTCATCTTTTGAATTTCCTCCTCCACATTTTGTTGTTGTGGTGGGTTTGCTGGGTCTTGTCCTTGCTGTTCGATTGAGTTATAACGGAAACGGTCTTTAAGGTCTAATACCATTTTAGCTCTTTCAGTATCCATCTCATCTTCACTCATACCAAATACATTATGATATGTCCAATCCGTAGATAACATATTCATATTTTTAATATCAGTTGCTAACCTAACCTTTTCACTCCAAAGATTTACCTTCTCTTGCTCATATATTGTAGATGAATTAGTTAAAGTAAGTTGGAAGTTTGTTAATTCAGAGTCTTCAATACCTTGTCCAGCTAAGTGAACGATTGCAATTTTATATAACTCACTAACTACTGTTCTTTGGATTCTTTCGATAGTTCTAGCAAAACGAACATCTTGAGCTGCAAGAGTTGCTTTACCACTAATACCTTCTTCATATCCTAAGAATGCCTTAGGTATCTTTAATGCACTAAATAATTTTGCTTTTAAATAATCAATATCTTCCGTTGCTGTATATTCTAATCCACTTAAATTATCTATTGATGTACCACTATCTCCACCTCTAACAGGTAAGAAGAAATCTTCAGTAAGATTCTGAATATTGTATTTTAAGTTGTAATCTCCACTATTTTTATCAACAAACGGAGTTTTCTTCATTTTGTTGATAATCTTTTGCATATAGTTATCAACCTCTTGTGGGTTAATATTACCAATATCAATTTTGAACACTCTCTTTTCAGGTGCTCTCATAATACGATGGATTAACATCGCATCTTCCATAAGTGATAATTGTTTCCAAACTCTACGACCACCTTCAATCATAGCTTTACCATATGGTAGGAAGTTTGTATCTGATAATAAACGGAAGTGAGCCATTTCATAGTTCTCATATTCCTTTTTACCAAATCTATCTAATTCAACTTTAAACTTAACGTAGTTTTGATTAGCCGGGTCAGTACCTTCTAATCTTTCAGTATTATATACAGAATAAGGTAATACATTTACAATACCCTTACCCTCTGCGATTTCCAATGCTAAAAAGAAATCACCATATTTTACCAAGTTTCTTACCCAAGGCCATAAGTTGAATTCTATATTAATTACATCATAAAATAAGTTATGAAGTATTGCACTTACATTCTCATTTGTAGATTTAATAGTAAGAGTATCTCCATATTCATTTTTTGTTGTAGATTCATCAGCATATATATCTAATGCTGATGCTATAATCGGGTCATTATCCATAGCATCATAATCTCTGAATAATTCTCTACGAACTTGATGGTATGCCATTGATTGTGCACCCTGATTAGTTTCGTAATAAGACCTTTGTAATTTTGTATATCTATCTCTAAGATTTACGAAATTAGTATTCATCTGGCGGTCATCAGTATCAACAACCTTACGTTTACCATCTTTATCAACGGTTACGATAGCTTGCGATGCAAACAACTTCTTTAGTCTACCAAAAAAACTCCTATCATCTATTTCCTGTTCTGCCATAATTTATTATTAATTTCTAAAAAATCCTATTTTGACATTATATAACATAAATATCGTAAAATATCAAAACCCTACAACCATTGAGTTAAATCTTCAAATCCATCTCCGATTCTCATAGCCCAAGGATTATCATCCATAGAATTACCACCACCATACACACCATTATATGTATGATTTGTGATACCCCCAACTGCACTTTTTGTTAAATCAATTCCTTCTTGTCTTAATCTTAATGCTGTATCCCTAACCCATAATCCAATTGAAAATGCCATTACCAAGTCATCGTTATAACCCTTCATAGCTTCAGCTCTACCATTCATATAGATAAATGTAAATAACTCATCTATTAAACGAGTAGAACGAACTATAACCGACTTCTCTCTAAAGTAATCAGTTAATTTGGATATAATTAAAGGTCTAGTTTTAGAAGTAGTTGAAAATCCTGCAACTAGTCCTCTTTCTTCCGCTCTATATCTATTTGTCATTTGATTTTCTACATCAATATATTTTAAATCCTTACTCATATAGAATAAGTTTTTATATCCTCTATCAATTACTTGCTGAATTGTTGCCCAACCAATATTTGCATTCTCCACTACAAGCAATGCATCATTGTATTCAGTTGAAAGTGCTACTAAAAAGTTTCCAAAATCTTTCGTATCAACTCTACCTTTATATTCAGCTACTTGAACTGAATTAACTATATCAATTACATGACATGTTGAATAGTCACCACCATCACCTCTAGCCACATCGGCCACTACCATATATGATTTGTTATAATCGGCATGTTCCCATTTCCAAAGGTTTCCATCAAATCCACCTTTCTCTATTGGGTCCTGAATATATGTTTCTTTATAGAACATTAGGGTTTCTGGCTCAATTACAGTTTCACCAGAAGATACGAAGTCACAATCACACTCTTGAGCTGCTTTCTTTTGTCCTAATAATTTCTCCTGTTCATCTCTCCACCTTTGGTCTCTTTCAGGATGTACGGTCCAATGTAATCTAATTGTATTGAATGGATTTCTACTTTCCTCAGCTCCTAACCAAGTTTGGTGAAACCAATTACCCACACCATTAGGAGTAGATAACGCAATACAACTACCACCCGTAGATAGTGTCGATTGAGCTGCCACCCAAATCTCATCAATATCATCAATGAAGGCGGCCTCATCAAATATAAGAAGTGATAAGGCTTCAGAACGTCCTGCGTCAGGAGATGAAGCAATAGCCTTAATTTGAGAGCCATTTTGTAAACGAAGGGAAAGTTTGTTATCCTCCAAAGAACCTCCTTTAAGCCAACTAGGAAGCAATTCATGCATCACTCTTACCTTTGTTACTAAGTTCTTTGCAACATCTTGCTTTGTTGCAATAACCAATACGTTAAAATCTGAATTGAATATCATTTTCCAAAGTGCATATCCGGCTGATAAGGTTGAGATACCAGTTTGTCTTGATTTTAGGACTATATTAAATCGATTACCATTAAATTGTGTTAAAGTTCTTTCCTGAAATGGGAAAAGCTGAAATGGTATCTTACCTCTTACCGGATGCTGAATCATACAATACTTCTTCATAAAGTGAATCGGGTCTACCGCACACTTTTTATATTCTTCTGCAATAATATCTTTTAAAGATTTCTTTTGTGTTATACCTGTACTCATACTAATCGTTAAGTGGTCTTACTAAATCGTAGTTTTTATCTTTTAATTTATCGTAAGCCTCATTTCTTAATTTAGTAGCTTGTTCAATCTCACCTTCGAATTTAACAATCTCCAAAAGAATTTCTGCTTTAAGTTCTTCAACATCCCTTTCCATACTCCAAGTTTCAATCTTACCATCTTCTTGAACTACTTCATATGTTTGCTTTGCATCTCTATAAGCTTGTTTAAATTGAGATACCACATCGTTACCATATGCAATCATATTGGAATATATTTTGTAATCCTCATATTCTTTCCACAAACCATCGTATTTTATTTCAGCTTCTCTTAATGTAAGACAATGTAAACAATATCCAGTTTTAGATATTAATTTTTTATCAACTCTACCTACTTTGATTGTTTTACAATTATCAGATTTACAACTATTCAACTTATCTAAGTAAGCTCTAGTCTCAGCCATAATATCTCCTAATTCCGAAACTTCGATTTTACCTGCTTCATATTGTTGCCAAGACTTTCCGTTATCATCAGTCCATCTTTCACCAACTTCCCTTTTTATTTTTTCTTTATCTGCCCCAGAAAATGATATTTGTGTATTTTTTTCATACTCACCACCAGTCAAAACCATATCAACCAACTTTCTACGAGTTGGGTGCATAAACTTTTTATTAAATTCCTTTGCCATATTATATACAATATATTCGTATATATAAGTATATCAAAATAAAGAAAACGATATTATTTATCGAAGAAAATACCTAAAATTTGATTTAGGGGTGCGAATGCACCAGTTAATTTGTAAGTGTTACCACCATATACAAATACAATACCCTCATTTGGTACAATTTTATCAAATCCACCAAGTGCATTAAGTCTTTGTAACTCTAATTTTAATTTTGCAATCTTTTTAGGGTCACCACTACCTTTTACTTGTGTTATTGTACTTTGTAAACGAGATACCATTTGCTTCTTAGCACTATCAGGATTTGCTGTAAGTACTGAAGTCATAAATGATAATACATCAGCCCCAACTCCTAAGAATATCTCCTCAAATCTCATTAGATTTTGTTTTGATATTTTTTGTTGGTCTTGTTTATCAATTTGTTCAGCCCATGCTCTTAATTTATCATCTTTTATATCAGCAATTCTAAATGATTTATTTCCAAAAGCCCATCTCTTAACCAATCCTATCTTTTGCTGTGCATCTAATTTCTTAGCATTCTTATCAACAAAGTTCATCCACCAAGCTTGATGATAATCAGCTACACCATCAGAATCTTTTAATCCAAATTCAGATTGTAGTTTTGAAATCATTGAAAAATACTTTCCTTGTCGTGAACTTAAATCATCGGATTTTGGTAAAGATTGCATTGGAGGTCCTTGTATTGTGTATTTAGATTGAACATGTGCATTTACTTGTTTAATCATACCTGCTAATATTCTTGCAGCTTGTTGGTTTTCACCAACTACAGTACCTTCTTTATCATATTCAAATGTACCATGAAATACTAAAAGTGGTTGGCCATATGGAATTACATTTACTGATGTTGGATATATTACTTCCAAATTCATAAAACATGTACCATTTTTAAATACCATTTTTCTTTGAGAATCCGATAGACCTGATATTGCTTTTGATAAATCCTGCATAGCAAAGTTGTATGCATCAGTTAATCCACCTCTACCGGCAAATTTATCTGCTACCTGTCCTATTGTCATAGCCCCAACACCACCATTTTTTAAATGAGATTTATTACGAGCTGCTACTAGTCTTCCATTAACCCAACTAATTGCCAATGCCTGACCATCAGTCTTTTCTCTTGCGGTTTCCAAATCACCATTAAGTGCTTTAGTTACAATATTTTTTAAATCGCTAAATGTAAGATTCATCTCAATATCAAATGGGTGGTTCATATGTCCATAAGCTCCACCTTCTAATAATATTGATTCGTTTGTTGGCTTTTCTATTTTAGCTAACGTTTGATAATAATTTAAATCTTCCCATAAATGGTCCATAGCTATTTCAGCTGCAAATCGAACATCCGTTGTATGCTCCATTTCAACTTTAATACCATTTGTAAGATATTCTTTTATTTTAGAAAGTTCTACATTATATTTTTTTGCTAAATCTTTTGTAGTTTTTCCCTTTGCCAAACCACCAGGAATAGTATCAGCTTCTTCATCAATTTCCTCATATCCACTCATTCCTTTGTTATTAAGTTTCTTACTAACCTTCTTAACATCATCAGCTTTAGGTGCTCCATTAATATATCCACCCGGTAAACTTAAACCAACACCAGCTCCACCAGGCAATCCCATCTCTTTTAAATCAGCTTTTTTAGGTATTCTAAATGTTACTGCTTTCTTACCATTGATTGTTGGCATTCCCCATTCATCCTTACCTATATTTTTAACTAATACTTTTTTGTTTTTAAACTTACCCATTAACAAAGTATCACCAACGTTTACATTTAAACTTATTTCTTCATTAATACATTCTTTAAGTTTTTTTAATTTAAGAGTAATTAATTTGAATATTTGTTCATCAAACTTTGGATATGCTTTTGTAAAATTCTTTTTTCTTTCTGCTTCACTACCAGCACTTAACCAATAACGAACATCAGTACCACTAATAGGATTTGCTGTTGCC